CCGCATTGATGCCAACGGAATGCCCTTGCCTGGCTTTCTTCCGTTCTGCACATAATCGGCGGTCTTATTCATGGTAATACCCATGTTTAACCCTTTGGGTGATGCTTGGATGGAATTAACCAATTGCCCCGATGCCACATAATTACCACGGAATGTTTTTTTGGAAACGGAAATGGGTGTCCACCCTTCACCAACCTTTTTCCACTTGGCACGGATTGATGTTCGTGGGCGTTTTACCTCCAATAGGGTACGACACGCAATCGCCCATTTGTTGGAATACTCCGCAACTACTTGTTCGCTATTTTTATACGCAATCGCCATCCGTAACCCATGGGTTAATTAACTCAATTCCAACTGTGATTTGGTAACCCGCCAATACTGAATCCAATGTTTCCATAAATGGTTGAAAAGTAATGGGGCGTATGTATTGGATTTGGTTAAAATAATCTTGTTCCGTTCGCCATAACCCCTTTGAAAACCTCACATACAAATCTTGCAAAATGTTCGCATAGTTTTGATTCTCGGTGTATCCGTATTGGCTGTATTCGGTGATTAAATTTTCTTGTTCGTTTTCCGTTTTCAAAAAGTTTACCCGATCCGCTACCATGATATTCATTTGGATGGTTGCCACTTGGTCGGTTAATGCCACCGATTGAATTGAACAATGCATCAACGGGAATACCAAAAACGCCTTGAAATCAAATTCAGTTAATGTGCCGTGTGAATAGTTCCACCCCTCCAAATCGGCAATGTCTTTCATCACCTCAAATGCGGTGCCTATATGATTATTGTTCATCGTTGTTTAATTGCTTTTTGTTCCATCTTCGCAATGTCGCTTTCGTAAGCGATCCACATACAAGCGGAGTGAATGGGTTTTGTATATACTTCTTCAAGGTTGAGGAAACTTCGGTTAGCAAGTCGGTAGACCATTCCAAACCATCCCCATTTTTCGGTAAGTCGTACTTCATCGACACTTCCCCCCTCCTCACCATCGCCAAATACTTCTGGGTAGAATTCAACAAGTCGATTCCTAAACTCCAAAAAAAAAGCAACGCACCAAACGCCGTGTTGCAATCCATGTCCTTGAAATCGGCGTTCAACTCCGCATTGTACGGGGTTATTTCATACCTTCCGTTTTGGCCTTCCTTGGTGATGGGGCGATACAAAACCGATAACACCTTCCAAATATCATTGGGGGTTTTTTGGTATGTTTCAATGTCGATAAATTCACCCGTTGACAATTCATCCATGTTTGGGATGAAGCCGTATTTGATGCCGTTCATTTTGAACCTGGGTGTGAACACGGGTTTTGATTCCAACATCTTGGAAATCTTAATCACACAATCTTTGAGAATGTCAAATGGGATGGCCTTCACCTCACTCATGGTCAATTCACAAAAGATGGCAACCGATTCCAATTGTCTTTGTGTTTCATCCATATCGGCCTTCAATTCATTGTACGCCAACATTTGATGCAACTTGACATCCTTCAACTCCGTGGGTACAATGATGGTTTTTGTTTCAATCATATACCCATAAAACGCCAAAAATGGCGATTGTTTATACTAACCTTTCATGTAGGATGGTGTGAACCTGGGCGTGATACCTTTGCATCTCCTTATCGGTTATTAAAATATCCGTAAACTCCCGAACCGATGAAATGATGGTGGAATGGTCAAGGTGTGAAATGTTGCCAATCTCCATGAAAGTCATGTTCAATCTTTTTCTGCAAATGTGGTTGAACATATGTCGGGCATACATTGGTTTGCGCTTCCTTGACTTGGTGATAATTTGGTCGGGTGTCATGTCCATCACCTCACAAATAACCCGTAACACTTCACCCCATGTTGTGGGGTTATCGTTGATGTCGGTTTTGGGTTTGACAATTTCTTGTTTGAGCAACCGCACTTCGCGGTCATGGGCCATCTTGTTTTCAACTACTAACAATCGCAGTCGTTTTATTTCTTGTTTAAGGTTGTGTATTTCTTGGTAATGGCTTGTCATATCAAACGCAAATATACAAAATCCACACGAAATAAACAATTAACGAATATCGTAGTTTCCGTAATTGGATTTGATTCCAAGTGCCATCATCTCATGATAACGCCATGAATCAATCCCGTGATCCGTTCCAATTGGTGTGTTCATCGTTCGCCCCTGGGCATCCGTATCCCAACAATAATTCCGTAATTCCTTGATTAGGTTTGTGGATGTGGATGTAACCAAATAAGATTGGGATTGCATGATTTGGATTCCGTAGTTGATTGAATCTTTGCCCTTGGTTACGCCCTTGATTCTTATTCCATACCTCCGTATCTCATCAATTGATTTTGGTTCAGCACTATCCGCATATACGGGAACATGGGTTGGTAATGCCTTTGCAATGTCCGAATTGAGCATTCCCGTGCGATATGCGACCTCATCAACGATTCGTTGACCATTGTATTCATATACGGCCACAATTGCCGTGGGGTCGTTTGTATAACCGAAATCCACACCACAACCAACCAATCTTGCATCCTCTGGGATTTTGTCGATGGTTTGCCAATTTGAAAAGTAACCCCTTGTAGGTTTCCAATCTCACCAAGCCCATATACCCGCCACCAATTGGCCCAATAATTGGATGTTTCCGCCCTATCCCGTGCCTTTTCAATTTCGTTTACAATTGATTTGTCCAACGCTTCATTGTCTTTGTATGTTAGTACAATCATTTCCGCATCCGCATCGTTTACCAATTCACTATCCACCCAAAATTCCGCCACGGGGTTGTAATCCAAGTATATGAATTTACGGGTACGGATTGCCATTTGGTAGTATGATTCCCAATCAATGTTGTTGCACTCATTCACGAATAACACATCACGCCTTGCACCCCTCAACTTTTGTGGTTGGTCTGCGGAAAAGAATTCAATGTAACTATCGTTGCTGAATAAATAAGTCCATGAAGATTTGTTCCATTTCAACGGATCAAACATTCCGACCATTTCCATGATTTTAAGGAAGTCACGAATAGCACCCCTCCGTAGGTGGGGGATGGTTTCCGATACGATGCTGATTTCTACCTTTGGGTTTTTAACCGCGTAATCAATTAGCAAGGGGATAATTGAAAAGGTTTTTGAACTACTTGTTCCACCCCTTACAATCCTAACCCGTTTGCGTAACCGACTAATCTTGACCTGGGCCGTTGTTTTCTGCAACATCTATATCAATACCATTGAAAATTGGTTTCTCTTTTTCCTCCAATACATTGTGGCTCATGGATAGTTTGCGGAGTTCTTCTTCGCTACTTATCAATTTCATTAACGCCAATTGCAATGTGGGTTGCTCACTCAAATACCATTTGGAACGCATAGATACTTTGATGTTGGTTTTGATTTCCAACAATGCCTCTTTTATGCTTTCCGATTTTTCCAAGCCGAGGTGGTAAAATGTGCTACTTGTACATGGTAGGTATGCAATTACATCTTGAATAAAAAACAATTTGTTTTTCTTTATTGCGGCGATGGCCGTTGCTTCTAATTCGTTTCTATCGTATGCCATTATTCATCTGGGGTTAGGGGTATTGGCATCCAGTAAACCACATGTAATCTTTGATCCGTGTGATAACAATGCCATTGTTCATCATAATAAACCGCCACATGGGGAAAACCCCGCACGGTCTTAACCAATACGGGGGTTTCTTCTTGTGGTAATGTTCGTTCAATCTTCCTCCACGCTTTCATGTTCTAATGCTTCTTGGTAAGTGTCGTAAAATGTTTCTTCGCCATTGTAAAAATTTGTTACGAGGTAATCAACTTGATGCCCCATGCAAGAGCAAATTGAGATTCCATTTTCAAGGGCTATGTAAACATAACCCGAATTAGGGTTAAATCTACGCGTTTCATCGTTTGATTATTATGTGTGAATTTTTTGGTTGACCTGGTTTGTCTTTGAGTTGGACATTCTTCGGGAATGTTGACAACATGATATTGACATCTTTCATTTTGTCATGTATTCTATCTTCTTCACTTCCCAACCCTCCTTTTTCGTATCTTTTGAAATCTATGAAGGTGTAATTCAAAATTAAATTGCCCCCGTATTTATTCAAATGGTAAGCCGAAGCGTAATAATCGGGGATTGTATTAATGATTGGATGGAATTCAAACTCAGTTCTTTTGATAGCAAAACAACGCCCATCAACTAATCCGTATTTCGAATACTTTGTTTTCGCATAAAAAGGATTACCCGTTGAATTTAGGCCAATCAATTTGACTCCCATTTTGTCGGCCTTCGGAATGATTGTTAATAATTCGTTCAATGATTCCATAACTGAACAATCCACGAACTTCCCGTTCTGTATTTTTTTCGCCCCAACACAATCGTCACTCATGAATATGCCCCACTCGCCAGGGTTTAACATGCGTAAGCCATAATTGAAATTGTTTTGAATGCCTTTGGGTTCGTTAGTTTGTATCAATTCACCTTGTGGGCCGATGCAAGTGAATTTGTCTGCATTGTTGTGGCATAACACGATGTGTTCAGTTTGCAACATTTTAGATGTTGTTGCTTCTTTGTATCGGTCATAATACATCAAAAAGATTTTCATAACTTATCTTTTTCTTCTTTGAGGTATTGCATGATCATGTAACCAACATACGCCCCGCGTTCCCGCCAAAACTTTACCAATTCGGTGGCTTCATCGTAATGGTCGGGTTCAAATTCAATTTGGATGGCTTTCTTTACACCATCGGCCATGTCCGCAAGTTCGTCGGATAAATCTTCTTCATCCAAAAGTGAATAGTCGACCTCCACGGGTTGTTGCCAAACATCCAACCCCCATTCACTCAACAATTCTGGTTCCCATTCATTAGCCAACACATCCCAATCCCATTCTCCGAAGCCAACATTGTCCTTAATGATGAACTCTTTTTGTTGTTCTTCGGTTAGGTCGGATGCCTTAATAATGGCTACTTCCTTCAACCCAACTTCTTGCACGGCCCGTAAACGCATATTGCCGCCAAGAACTACCATTTCATCATTCACGACTATCGGGCGGAGGTTCAACATTTGTGGGAAGTCCTTAATTGATTGTACCAATTTACGGAATTTGTCATCTTTTATCACCCTGGGATTATTCTCATTGGCAATAATGTCTTTTGTTTTAACAATTTGTATCATTTGTTCATTTTTATTTGGTGTGTGATAATTAAAAAATCTTTGTGTTGTTTTTGATCCCCAAATTGGATGTGGCATTTTCTGCAAAGGGCTTGTAGGTTTTCAATTTTATCGGCTTCCTTGCTTCCACCCATGCCACGGCATTCAATGTGGTGTATGTCAACGGCCTGACTTCCACAAACTTCGCACGGGATAAAATCGGTTGTATCATACCCAAAATAATTCAAATAAATTTTTGTATGTTTTTTCATTGTTGATTCCCTTTTCGTATAACCTAAACGCCACCGATTCCGATACCCCCATTCGTTCGCCAATTGCTCGGAATGTGTAATGGTAATCATCGCGTAAAATCATTACAGCGTATTGCTTTGCAGTTGTTTTACTGCGGTCAACCATGGCCCCCATTTTGCTCGGTCTTGAAATTGTATTCTGCATTTTGTACACATATAAATTTGGTTGGGTTCAATCATTGGCCCCGTTTCGTTTATTAATTCTTTGGTTGATTCTTTATTGTTATCGCAACAATCACAAAGGTTTCTCGTAAGTTTCATAAACCTGGGTTAACTCATTTATCATGGTTTGCCATGCCTTTGGATTGCAAGTACACGGCTTGTAAATTCTTTTGGATTGGAATACCCTTGACCAAATTTCGGCAACCTTCGTGGCTTCCATTGGTGATAAGGTTTGGGAATTTACCGATTTGAAATGTGTCCACCAATCGTATTCGCCTTCGGTCATACACAATGGTTTCCGATTTGGAAATAGTTTGTTTAATTTGTGTTTACGGGCATCGCAACCGCAATCCTCGGAGTTTACCCATTTGACAATGGCTTCAATCCCCGTGGCTTTCGTTACCTTCTGAATCGTATCCCCCAACCCGATGGATGGTCGTGATTCGGTAAATTGTTTCCGTGTGTCGCTTTTCTTCTGCATATATTTTGTATTTGGTTTGTGTTCGTTGTTTGATGTGTTGTTTGGCGTTTTTGATTGAGTTAAAAACCGAATGTGTTGGTATTCCCGTGCGTTTTTCAATATCCCTCATTGAATGTCCGTACACAAAATGTAGTTCCAATAACATCTGGTCATAATCTCGCAGTTCATCAATTGCCTTTTTTACTTCACCCATCAAGTCCAAATGTGCCATTTCAGCCATTTCGGGGCTTTCTACGGGGTTAAATTGGTCTTGGTGTGGTATTGTCTTGTTTGATGCCCGTTTGATGTCCATAAACGCATTGTGTAGCATCTTAAACAAATAGATGGTGTTGATGGTTCCGTTGTAATTGGTCAACCTCACAAAATTTCCCTCCGCCAATTGGATTTCCGCCAACTTCAAATACATTGATTGTACCATGTCATCCGCTTCATCGTTGCTTGCACCTATGTACTTGGCAATCTTGATCCATTCAATGTGGCGTTTGGCTATGGCTTCAAGTGTTACCAATGTATGCTTCGATTTGTAATTTGAAATCCTCAAACGAATATACCACCACATAGTGATAATTCATCGCGGTAACCAATTTTTCCCATTCTTTTTGATGTGCTGATTGTTTGTTTGGTTTGACTTTGAGTTCAATGAATAACCCGTGGTGTGTTTGTGTGGGGATGAATAACACAAGGTCGGCCACCCCTGGCAATACTCCCTCGGCTTTTAACCTTTGGGCCGTTCGCAAATCTCTCGATCCTCCGTTGTGAACACGCATCAA